AAACCTAGCCAGGCGGGGAGTTATTGAGGCGACAAAGCCACAGGCGTGGAGCTTCATCGAGCAGTGTATGGAGGAGTGTCCTTACGAGGCAACCATACCAGAGTTGTTCTTGTTTTCATAGGCTTTTCTTATCAAGACAGATAGCTGTCGAGCCATGGACCTCTGGTCCTCGGTTGCCAATTCATGAAGCATCGCGTGGTCGTCCAACAAAACGGCTACGTTCTTGAACTTTGGTGCCTCCTTCTTTTTTGCTTTCGCCATGTCGATCTCCTGTTGTACGAAATATGTTGCCTATCCCTACACCAGTCGCATGCAGAATGCAAGTCACATGAAATACGCAGTGGTGGACAGGATCGACTTGTCTCTAGACAACAAGTCATCCACAACCTTAACGTCCTCCTCGAGTTCCTCCGCTAATTCAAGCGCAGTCCAATACCCGTTGTCCTCTTTCAACAGGCGGTGGACCTTGTCGAGCAGCGTGTGCGACACAACCTCGATGTTCTCTTGCTCGTGTGTCACCTCAACACGCATCGCCCTCCACGGTATGCTGTCACGTTTATCAGGAAAGTTAGGAACAAGGTACGCTTGCACCGTCTGCCCACCCTTCAGACCCATGCGCTGCACAATCCGAGCGTTGAAGAACACACCGTCCCCCTCTTCAGTCACGCCAAACGCACTGTCCGAGTACGTCGTCTCTTCGATGATTACTTCTTTTACTTCTGTTAGCATATCAAAACCTCGGCTCGTATATCTCGCCGTCCTCTTCTCGTTTCTTGTAATCGTTTAACTCGCGAAGCAGCCCCTCGATCCTCGGATCCTGCGGGTCCGCCCATTCAATTTCATCTATCTCTTTTTCACGTCTAATTATCAGGTCGCGTATTGCATCTAGCCTGGTATCCATTTACTCATTCTCCTCGGGGGCGGTGGCTTCGGCCTCGTCCTCACGACCCCACTCTTCAAACAAAAATTCGATGTAATCGGCGGCGTCCTCTAATATCGACACCGCCTCGGGACCTCGAACGTCAATCCCTTTTCGTATCGCTAGGGCCAAGATCCGCAGCTTCTCGTCGTGCTCGTTCATCCTCCTCTTCCTTCTCGTCCCATGGGTTGTCAGGCAAAGTCACTCTGTTAAAATGTCTGTAAGCCATCTGGCGTCTGTACCCCTGCCATTCCTTTTCTTCCTTCGTCCACCTGCTCATATGTTGTACCCTCCATCTCGTAGAGCCTTGACGTAATCATCCAGTTCCTCTCGAGCAGCAAACAATTCACGGTGTATGTTCGGACGCGCATCTTTCCTGTACCGTTCGTCCGCCAAGTTATCCACTTGCTGCTTGAGCCATTTCAATTGTGCAGCTTGGAACGTAGTCAACTGCTCATCACCCATTGCTTAACTCCTCTGGTCTCAACTTCGGTCTCAAAATGTACGACACCTTCTCACTCACATGACAACTGACCATGATGTCGTTGCCATACAAATCATAAAGCTGACTGTATAGCGGATCGACAACACGCATCGCCTCCTGACAATGCTGCTCTCGATCATACCACACAACAGTCTTAACCTCTTCGCCACCAAGAGCGTAACTGATGACCAAGGCCGTGTAGTAATAAATCACTTCACAACCTCCCACACTCCCTCGGCTCCCGCAGCCTTGCCCGTGTCCCTGATCAAACCCTGCTTGTGTAGGCCAGACAAAGTCGAACGAACAATCGTCAGCTTCACTCCCATGCGGTCAGCCAACTGCTTCGCGGTCCCCGCACCTCGGTCCAACTCAGCAAGGATCTGCTCCTTCCTCGTCAGCTTCTTGTTACTTTGACGCTTGCGCGTCAGCCGTTGCCAAAATTCTTTGATCATGTTTCTTCTCCTTCTCTAAAACATTCTTCACAAATCTCCGCGTCCTCGCCCATGATCTTAGTCACAGGCGAACCGCAATCACACAGACGCTCATACTGACCATCGCCGTCGCACGTCTCACAAACCTCGGTCCCCGTGTCCAAGTATCCAACGTCACGGTCAGGGCCATGGGGTCGGGGGATCTCATACTCAACGCTCCCCGTTCCCAAACAATCAGGGCAAGGCGTCATGATCGGCGTCTCTTGCAACTCCATCAATAACTCTTTCATCTTACCCATCACTGTTGCGCCTCGCTACCGCTCGAAAAGCCTCATCCAAAATACGCTCCAACTCTTCCGCCGTCAGCGTATCCCACTTGTTGTTGAAAGGTATCTTACGCATCTTCCATCTCCTTCTCATCCTCGGGTGTCCAAGTGGTGTCGCTGCCGTCGATGTACTCGCCCTCGAACATGCCGCCCTCATCTTGATAGGTAGCGTCCACGCTGATACCCATCGAATGCAGCTTGTCCCACACTGGAACAGGTGGTGCCCAAGCAGTCCAACAGTTGAACGAGAACGAGGCGTTCATGTTCCATGGGTCACCAGTGTCAGGCTCGTCATCGTGAAGCAAAAGGGATTGCGTGATTTCAACATTAACGACATCCCACTTCGTGCCCCAGTTGTTGACACGCCAGTCGTACCAACCCTCGACCTCGTAGCCTCCCCATTTGGTCTTCGGGGCAAGCCACTGCTCAAACGGCATCGGCACAACCAATTGGCAGAACCTCGGGTTCACAGCGTAGTTGCTCGTGTGCGGATCATATCCACCCTCGGTCAATCCATCGTATATTTCCTTGACCAAGAACCTTGGACCATAGATGTGAACTTGCTGATAACAATGATTAGGCATGACCTGACACCGCCTCCTCTAACTCGCGTTGAAACCCAAGTTGAAAGGGCGTGTCCGCAGGGTCCAACTCAAATAGTTTTAGCGCAGTGTAGACTTCAAAATCCTCATGCAACATTTCCCTAGACGCAGCCTCTCGACCTGCCTGATAATCTTTCAGATCCATCTTCATACTTCCTTCCTCCTGATTAAAATTTCTCTGACATCACAATCGTAAGTGATCACGACCTCATCGCCAACACGCAACTTGCTGTTCACAATCTCCGCTCCAACGATGTCAACTATCGGGCGGTCTCCCTTCCCCGATACCTTGCGCTTGCCAGTCCCCTCTTCATTCTGAACCAACAACATACCACCATCACGCAACGGTAATTGAATTACGTTATACCGAACGCCGCGCTCGTAACCCGCCTCGACCAACCGCTTGCCCTCCAACCAAATGCGAGGGCGACCACGGTTCGCTCGGATCGTATACTCCTGCAACAAAATCATGCCAAACACCCCCACTGCATAGCCATCGCATCAGCAATGCCCTTGTAAAACTTAGACCGCAGCTTCCAACGATCCGCGCTCGGCGGTAACTTGTGACACTCATCTCGCGCCGTCGATCCATCAAGAGAACCAGTGCGGTTCAGCTTCGGTAGGTTCTTGAGCCACAAACATGTGCGCTTCTTTACATTGTCGCCACTGTCCTCAGACTTGGCAAACTCCCAAGGCTGTATGCTCTGGGCAAACGGCACATAGTTTCTGATCCGAGCCTTCGCATGCTTGTGCATGACAGGGTTCTCAACAGCCACCATCGAAATGTGCGGCACGTTCCATACAGCAGAGAATAACTCCGCACCCTCGTCCAACTCACGCCACATCTCCTCGAGCGTACGGTTCGGGGGCGGCGACGATAACCAACGCACACCAGAATTACACAGCCTCGTGCATGGTGGATGTGCCACCATCAATAGATCCCAGTCATCCTGCATCACGTTCCGAATGTCGTCCTGAATGTGACGGTTGGTCGGCGTGTCCGACGGTAACAGATCACAGGACCACGCATCATGGCCCCTCTCCAAAAATGCATCGCGCACAATGCCCGATGTCTCGCAACCAATAAGTACCTTCATGAGTTTTGCTCCTTCTAATATAAAACACTTGTGGTGTGGTTGTGAGAATGGCACAACAAACAGGGAAAGTCAAGCCCGTTACTGATTTACATATAGAACGCTACCAGAGATTTTTATTTTTTTCATCTCCAACAGGGCAAATTTCTGTAAACAACGTAAACAGGTAGATTTGAAGAGGGAAAAAGCTAATAGTATCAAGGGTCTAGTACCTCGGTCCTTGTTTACACCGATTAAAAATTAAGCGTAAACAGTTTACAAAATACCGTAAACAATTGCAGTGTCCTTTCATTTGACAACTCAGCCCATGGCAAAAAAAGGGCAAAGTGTTTACACTTTATCTCTGGGAACATCCTATATAGAAATCTTGGCAACAGGGAATACTTGTACTATGGTTGTGGAAAATCGGAGACAGGCATGGGTTCGGTACAGAAAAAGATTGAAGAAGAACATGGTCGCCAACTGACCAATCGGCAAAAGACTTTTGCTCGACACATCGTGGAAGGGATCTATTCCAACGCAGAGTGTGCAAGGAAATCTGGCTACGCACAAAACGTAGCAGCAAAGCAAGCCTCGGTCTTGTTGAATGGTCGAGACTATCCACATGTCTTGGAATACATCCAAGAGTTACGACAGGAACGTGAACGCAAGTATGGTGTGACAACCATCGGGCAGCTTGAGCGTCTGTTTAAATTATCTCTGGGTGCAGAAGAGGCAGGGCAATTCTCTGCCGCAATCAACGCAGAAAAGATACGCTCTGCTCTTGGTGGTCTGACCATCGACAGGCGTGAAACAATAAACACTATTGATCAACTCTCGAGGGATGAAATAACTGCCCGACTTGCAATGTTACAGAAACAATATCCGCAAGCCTTCGTGATCGATGGCACAGCGGAGGATATAACAGATGAGCAAGGGACCAGAGGCCAACTTTTGGAACACGTTGAGGTCGAACCTACCCAAGAAAGCATTCGCAACTCGGATTGAAAACGTGCATGGGGGCGGTGTTCCTGATGTGCACATTGTCTGGGATGGCATACCGTTTTGGTTCGAATTAAAGGTAAGCAAGGGGAACGCAGTAAAAGTCTCATCTCATCAAGCGGCGTGGCATATGGCCTATTACGCCCGAGGTGGTCTTAGTTTCTTCTTGGTAAAGAGCCTCTCTACGAAGGATCTATATTTATTTGGGGGGGATCAGGGGCCAAGTCTCATCTTCAAGGGGATCAAAGGTGCGGAGGGCCAACGGTTCTCGAACCCTGCGGCCTTGTTCGAAAGTCTGCGGCCCCGTTTGCTTGATCAAATGTCTGCGACCCTGCGACCCTGCGACCCTGCGGTCTTGTAGTATTATGTGCCTGTGCCGATGGCACAGAAAAAGGGGGCCGTGGCCCCCTGGTCTCTAGTGTTCTACTATCGCGATTGATTTTGCTAGGCTGGATCCCTTGCAAAGTTTACATGCTGTGCACTGGACGCGGCGACCCGCCTCTTTTGATGCAGGGCACAGCGTCTCTTTTGATTTGTCGATGTCGCCTAGATCCACAATCACTCGGAATGTGCGACGACCCTCGGCCCAATGGGCCTTGGCTTCGTCGTAACTGTCGGCGGATTGCATCGCGATATCTGGACGCCATGGTTTTTGGTGCGTGTAGGCTGTCCAAGTTTCACATTCTGCTAGTAATTCGTCCCACACTTCGGACGGGACCGCAGCGGGGTCTCCGTATGTCCCGACGCGCACGAAACGACCGCGTCCCATGGTGCGCGGGTCGCCCTCTTGATAAACGCCGCGCTTGTATGATTTGAAAACAATCAAGACACCTTGGCCCAAGTTAACATAACACTTGCGGCCCTTGGCAATCTTGCGCTTTGGATCCGTCGTAACTTCGCCGCGCATAGGGCACGATCCACAGATTGAAAAGTCTTCGCCCGTTTTGCTGGCCTCGAGTGGGTTAATATCCGAGCGCAAGATATAAGTCTGCACGACCTTGCCCGTTTTGGTGTTGCGGTTTGAATATGTCGCGATAACGACAATTGGCTTTCCATCCAAGAGGCTTGGCCCATTGTAGATGATTGCATGTTGCATTTTGTTTCCTCTTTCTAGTTAACAATTTGATATTAGCAGACCACAAGTAAACCACAAGTGAAAAGTTTTGTCTGTATCTCTGCGACCTTGCGGCCCTGTCTGCGTCTCTGCGACCCTGCGGCCTTGCCGCCCTGGTCTTTATTATGCTTTTGTAAAAGTGAAGGGGCCTTGCGGCCCCCTGGTTTACCATTCTTTGAAGTAATCCTGGTCTTCGTATGCTTTGAGATAGGCTTCGATCTGCGGCCTGGTCATGTTATCTTTCTCGACCCGCTTGCCGTTGTAAGTTCCGTCGGGCCAGTAGTGTGGATCGATTGCTCTGCCGTAATATGCATCGGCCCCGCCTCGATCTGCTGGATCTCCATGTGCCATAATAAAAATCGGGGGGCCAAGCCCCCCGCCTCCTTAATCCATAAGTTCGTAGTTGATTGATGACTGCACGTCCTCGAGGATCTGGCGGCGAACTGTTTCCAGCTTGCTGCGGATCGAACTATCCTCTGGCAGTTCGCGGATGACTGAACCAAGTTCACCAAGATCCAAGCGGATCTCTGCTTCAAGACGGCTGTGTGTAATATAACCTTTTTTCATAAGGTTGCTCCTTCTGGTTTAATATAGGCCCGATTGCCTATGACCCATGGTTGCATAGATCCAACAACCAGTCAACAACTAAATCACATATATATAAATAAAATCCTGCGGCCCTGCGACCTTGCGGCCCAACAAAAAACCCTGCGACTTTGCAGTCACAGGGTTCAAGGAGCATGGCGCATTTTACCCTGCGCCTGGGTGTTAGTAATCTAGCACAGGTCGCAGACCCAAACGTCTCCGTTGTACTCAGCTTTGAGTGCGCCCAAGGGATAGTCGCGGTGCTCGAACATGATGTAAGGTCGAGCGGTAAACTCACAGATGTTTTGCTTGTGGATCTTGACGGCGGACAAAGGTAACTCTGTCCGCTCATCGTAATTAATTGCGCTGTTGAATATGTGGATCATGGTGTCATCCATAGCAGAATGAACAGCATGGCAAACAATGCGATGCCGCCCAGCACATCATCGAGCACCGTGGTCTGACGACCACGGCACCATTTGATCAGTGTATCGATTGCGTGATACATCAGACGCTGTACTCATCGCGCCATTCAGGTTCGGCATCCACAAGGATCCCGTTCTGGATGACTTCGGCAGCGTACCCGTCGCCAATCTCATCGCGGAAGTCAGTCATAGGCGATGACGTCGCCAAGAACCAACGCGCATAAGGATCTTTGCGTTCGGCATCAGAATGCTTGTAGGTTTTCAAGACTTTCCAAGTCCAGCCAGTGCGCGGATCAGTGTACACCGCGTATGGGTTTTCAGCTTTACGGGTTTTTCCGAATGATGTTCTAGGCATTTGTTTACTCCTTCTGATTAAATGCAAGTAGAGTGTACCCCGCCAACAAGCGGGGCACAAGTGTTTTTATCGCATCATCGATGCGGCAGCGAAACGTAGGCGTCGGTCGATATCGACTTTGAACTTAGCCTTGGTCAGCGTGTTCGCGTTGGTGTGCAGACCGATGTGAGACTTCACGTCTTCGGGTGTGATGGGTCGGCTCTTGTTCTTAAAGCATAGCCATGCCCCGTGAATTGTCTCGATCATATAGCAGCGAGTGTAAAACTCCTCCCAATTATCTTCGGTGATTTCGTTCATCGCTACTGACATGGTGCCCCAGATCAGAGCGTTTGTGATAGGCCAGACCGCATCATCTTTGTAGTCCGCTGCCACGTTGGTTAGATCATAATTTAAAGACATTTGTTTACTCCTTGTTAAATGGTGGGGGACCGTAGTCCCCCGTTTGGTTTACTTCCAAGAGAACCGATCATAGGTTGATACGGTGCAATACTTCGCCCATGACTTGGGCTTGTTTGCTTTCCACCATGCTAGGTTTGGCACGTTAGTGCGTTGGCATGGTTTCATCTCAGCGATGCCGTCTTCGATTGCCATCTCTTGAGCGGCTTTGATCATCGCGTCAACGTCGCTCTTGATCTCTTTGAGAACCGCTAGGCGCTCTTTGATATCATCGACGTTGGCTACTTCTGGATCTGATCCGCTGTAAATCTCAGCGTC